TTACCTTGTATGCGTAAGGCTGTCCGTTTTTTAGTTGGACGCTTTCGAGTTGAATCTTACCCCTACGGAAAAACGTTAAATCGATTTCTATAAACGCATCCCTTCGTAAGTTCGGGTTAATCGTTCCATTTATAGCATTCTCATAAAAGTGTTCAAATATTGGGTTATTGTGAACAGAACACGGTACACTAAATGATTGCGAAAAGTCCGTAAAAACTTTTGATATGTCTTGAATGTTTTGTATGCTACTACTAACTTGTATTTGCTCATCTTCGAATAATTCTAAGCGGTTACCCTCTATGTATACTTGTACTTTTCTTTTCATTACACGATGTTGTTAATCGTTTCGTAAGCCATTTCAAACTCAATGGTATAATTCACCGTCTTTTGGTTAATCACTTTCACCCTATCGAAGCCTTTTGTTTTCATCGTTACAGGATACCCGTTTAAAAGTATCCGTTCGCTTAAAGCCATTTGTGTAAGGTTCTCTTTGAAGTCTTCGGTTACGCTTCCCGTGTTCGCTTTGATTGTTTGCCGTCCGTTAACGTTAAACTCTTTGAAGTTACCTTCCGCTGTTGAGTAGTTCATTAAACTTGATTGCATCAATTGGTATGAGTTCGTCTTTACGTCGAGTTGGTCGTAGGATGCTTTGAACATGAATTCCCTTTGCCATGCGCCGTATTTATTTATGAAGTCAATTGTAATTACATCGTACCTACATTCGACCTGTGGACGGAAATAATACGTTGCTAAAACGGTTGAAGTTGAACTAAGCACTTCTAACTTATTGCCATCGTCGTACCATGTTGGATAAACTCGATACGCATATTGAAACGTTCCCGAACCAAAACCAGTAGTAACTACCGCGCCGCTCACTAAGTTTGTGTAACGAAGTGAACCGCCCGAAGGAATTTCTAAGGTTAAAAATCCTGCTCGTTTATAAACATCCGTTGCAAGTACCGCGCTCGGGTCGTATAAATAATAATACGTCTTTTGGTCAAGGAAATACTTCCCGTTATTCGGGTTCGTTCCGTCTTCGTAATATCCGAAGCCATCCCAACCATAATGATTCAATACGTCAAGCGTAACGTAACCGCTCGGTGTTAGTTTGTACCGAATCACTTTAACATTTACGTAGCTATCGAAGTCGGCGGGGCTTACCGTATTATAAACATTTGGGTTAACCGTGTTATCGATGTATTCGCGGATGTATGGCGATATGTTGTAATAGTTAGCCGTGTTAGTCGGTGACGGAATCAATTTACTAAGTGTGTAAGTAGGGGATGCGGGTGCACTTCCTGAGCCGTTCCAAAGAAACAATTCTATCTTACTTCCTGTTTGTCCCGCCTCGTCTATTTCTATTATGTAGGGGCTTCGTGCTTGTATATTCATTTGTTCCGTCTTTTCGTATTTGATTCTCGAATAATTTCATCTAAGTAAATCGCTAAATCACCCCCTAACGCTCTTTGGAAATCTTTACCCGCTCGTTTGTATCCATCCGCAAATGGCTTAGTAAAAAACAAACTGCGTTTAATTCCCTTGTAATATATCCCTCGAGCAATCATGAATTGAACTTGCTTACGCGTCATGAATCGCCCTTGCTTATCGCGTGGTGAAATTCCTCGTTTAACTATCCATTTATCCAACGCGCTTGGCGGCGGCATCTTATCTTTAAATGAAAATTCGCTTCCGTGTTTTACTTTTTTCCCGTCTACTCCTAAGTCCTGAAACTTCCCGTAGTCAAGCATCGTAAACACAAGGTCGGTATTGTCGCCTTCCTCGGTTATCGTTCCTTTTAACGAATTGTACAATTCTTTAGACGCGTTCTTTTTAAACTTCGTTAGGTTACTACGCGACTGCTTGATAACGTAATCACGGAACTTCTTTATTTCTTGTTGTAACTTTTGCTTACGCATTAATCTAAAATTACATCCAAGGTTAGTTCACCACCACAACCTAAACTATCGAACTGGGCTTGTGTCATTTCGCAACGAATCCTTCCATCTCCATTATCGTAGTACGTGCCGTAATTAGACCAACATAAACAAATACCCTCAGTAGTGCAATAACTCGGTAAAGGGTTCGGAACGGGAATATTAAATAAATTCACCAAGTCAATCATGTTATTCGTATTCCCCGCGCCATAACAAACGTGTACTAATTCCCCATCGCATAAATAACGAATTGAGTTATACGAATTAGATTCAAAATTTAATACTTGGGAATAAACGTTTATTAAAATTTCAGGCGTTGGCTCGGGCGTACAAATCGACATTAAATTAGGTATAACAATATCAACCGTCATGGTCATTCCCGCTAAATAGTTTTCGAATCGCTCGGTAAAGGGTTCGATACTTACCGAACTACCTAACTGCGCGTAATGACCGAATAAATCACCACGTCGAAGGCTTTCGTACAAACGCATCAAAATGGTTAACTGAGTATTCAGTACGTCCAACTCGTTATCGTTGCCTAAGAACTTATCGGTTGTTTCCTCTTTGCTTATGTCTACGATATCCATTGCGATAATGGAAATGTTAAACGTAAGTGCGCTTCCGTTTGGTGAAATGTTGTTAACAATCAAATGAACCAGGGGGAAGATTGATTGCTTGTAGTTGTCGATGTCGTCAAGGCTTCCTTGTGTTACCGTGTTTACTAACGGAATAGTTTCAATCTCGGTTCTTAAAGTGTTTAGTATGTAGAAGTATCCATTCATTTGTTCCGTCTTTTTATCATGTGTATTTCTAAGTCGTTTTTCTCTTTCTCAAACATTAAGTAAGTAAGGCATTGATGCACCGATAATGCGGTAACTGCATCCATTCGTCTAACGTCGCCTTTGCTGAGCGTATAAATAGAAGCATACCATCCCCATCTATTGGCAAAGTTTGTTTCTGCGCTGTGGTCAAGTCCATCGTCTTGAGTTCCTCCTGTAAAAAGTCCATCGTAACGCTCAACAATTCCACGCTTAAATTGCGCAAAAAAAAACTTGCACCTAAAGCGATATTCAGCGGCATCATTTTCATAACTTCCGCATAAGTCGCGCTTGTGTGATAGGGTTCGATTTCGTATTTATCGCCTTTCTTCTTTTTGATTGGTCTGAATAAAACCGCCATTGCTTTGTGCATCATGTCCCAATCCTGTAAATACTTTTCAGCGTCTACGTATTCGCCAAAGGTCATATTCTCCAAATCGGGAATGAATCCGAATTCGTACTTGTCGATAAAAAACGTAGGTTCAAAATCAGGTTCTTGTTTGAATAAGTCTCCCAATTTAGCCATCAAGGTAAACACATCGCCCGCGCTAAAATTGTTTACTTCCGACATCCGTATTTTGCACAACATCGAAATCATTTTCTTTGCGGCAATATCGTTCGAGTCTTCGTCGCTTTGCAGTTTCATTAACTCCTGATATTGGGTTAATCGAATTTCGCTTAATGAAGTTGGGATTAAAATCTTTGACTGCATATTATTATAACTTAATTTCCTTTAATTGTACCTTAGTCCGTTTTTATCTTACGAAATACTTACCTCTATTTGGATTGCTCAAAGCATTGTACACAAAATACCGTGCGGCATCTATGCAATGATTCCACTTATCTTCGGGTATTGTCTTGTTCGTCTTTTCCTGCCATGAATAGTTATTGAATTCTTTTATCATGTTCTTTGATTCGGGGTCTATAAATATTCGGTATTCCGACATCAAACTAATTCCCGCCGTTACGCTTCCAGTTCCTTTGATTGCTTCGACTATATTCAAACCTCGTTGTTTAAGTTCGCTTATCAAACGTGGTTCAGCTGAATCACCTACTATCAAATCATTCAATGCGTGTTGTCTGTTGTACTCGAATAGTTGACCTGTGTTTAATCCCTTTTCAAAGAAGCATTCTTTCAGGTAAATTACTTTCGTCTTTCTGTCAATTGATACCTTGATAAGCGTTGAAGGGTCGTTACTAAATCCGTAATCCTGTCCGAATCCGTTTAACTCGCATTCCTTAAATTCACCCAACGACCAATTTGTAAATACCGCTCCCGTTGGTTGTGCGCGTTCACCAGTTCCGTAAACTTTCCACCAATACGAATTACCTATCTTACTTTCGATGTCCTCTACTTGCGGTCTGGTTAAATGTGGGTTGTCTCGATACGTCGTAATACAAGGCGGGTGCTTATCGATGTATTTATCTAACCAATGTTCTTGAGGTAACGCGGGGTTGTAGTCGGCTATTATTCGGTATCGTGTTCTTGGGAATAGTTGGTCGATTGTTTCTTCGGGGAATTGGTGCGCCTCATTAATCCAAAGAATGTCCCTTGAACGTCCGTGAATCTTGTCGGGGTTGTCAGCTCCGTAGTAATTTATGTAATTACCAAATAGGTTGTATATGTGGTCGGTCTTATTGTGGTTCTTATCGGAATACAATTCGTGTTTTATTAGGACGTCTCGAAAGTCCTTCCACGCTGTCGCCTTCAACGCGGCGAATGTATCACGGCAAATATCTATTTCTAATTCAGCACCTTCGTATTTCTTACATAACCAAATCAAGTAGTAAATGGTCGCGTATGTCTTCCCC